GAGCCGACGTGAACGCGCTCGGCCATGGTCTCGGCCGGGCTCTTCTCGTAGACGTTCGCGTTGTGGTTGGGGCGGCCGGGCGCGGTGAGGTAGCCCTGCATGGCGCCCTTGGTGAACTCGTTGGGGACGTCCGTGTCGGTGGCGACACCCTCCTCGAACCGGAGAGGACCGCGCCGAACGGAGTTCTCGGCGAACTTGCGCTCGTAGACCGTGCCGACGCGCTCCTGTGTCTGCGGGTCGGGTGCGAGATTTGCCATTCTTGAATCCTCTTCCGGTAACCGGGTAACGGTATAAGCGTAGGAGGAAGCAAGAATTGATTGTTAACTAGGGATAGCCTCGGGCAGTGCGAATAGGCTCACCGGCGACACCGTGGCTGCGGGGACGGTGATGTCCCACTCCCGTCCGCCGGGGAAGCATTCCTTGACGTGCCAGGTGAACGCGGGACTGACTCCCGCCACATCGGTGGCCAGCAGGGAGACGGCCAGCAGGCCGTGGTCGATGCGCTCGTGGACCTCCTCCAGCCACACCACGGTGTCCCCGTCGACCACCCGGCGCGCGGAGGGGGTGAAGCGGACCATGGACCCGTTCAGGGTGCGGCTCTGGTCGTCCACGTACTTGGCGGTGATGTCCACCGAGGTGAATCCGGGCGGGAGGGTGATGGGCGGTGTCGTGGGCCCCGCCACGTTGGAGGGCTGCTGCGCGGTCCACCCGAGCGAGCCCCACTCGTCGCCGTACCAGTCGTTGGCCATGTCGTTCCTTACCGGTGGAATTGGGAGTTGCTGACTTCGACCTCGGGCATGGTGAACTCCTTGGTCAGCACGCACGCCAGCGCCAGGGAGTCGGCGTAGTCGTCGTGGGCGTCGGCCGCGCGGGGAGCCTGGGCCAGCACGTAGGGGCCCTCGAAGTTCTTCTCCAGGTCCTCCATCTGCTGACGGAAGCGCTTGTAGGACTTCAGGCGGCGTGTGTAGGCGTGCGCGGGCCAGGTCAGCAGTCCCCGGTCCATCAGTTCCATCAAGTGTTTCCAGCGCCTGGACTGCTCGGGGCGCTGGGAGGACAGAGGAACGATGGTCAGGTCGGGCAGCAGGACCTTCAGGCGGGATATGACGACGTCACCGACACCGCCCTCGTCGACCGCGATGGCCATCACGTTGTAGTTCCGCACGAACTCCACGATGCGGAAGTACTGGGCTTCCCAGTCCAGGCCACCGAGGTCCAGCCAGTTCAGGATGCGGTGCTCCATGAAGCCGTACTCATCCGGCCGGTCCCAGCGCACCCACACCGCCGTGACGATCGTGCTGTCCTGCTTGCGGGCGGGGTCGATGCCGATGACGACGGGCGTGGAGTGGTAGGCGTGGACGGCCTGCATGGACACATCGCCCAGCTCGTCCAGGCGCTCGGTGGTGGTGAACATGCCCTTGTCGAGCAGCCAGATCAACCTGTACGAGAGTTTGAACTCGTCGGAGTCCTCACCGATGCGCAGCAGTTCCTTCTTGACGAACTTGGCGTAGTTCTCGTTCCACTTCGAGACTTCCTTCCAGTCCGCGTCGAAGTGGTTCTGCCGTGCGCCGCGCCGGGTTGCCCCGCGCTTGTTGATCTGGATCTGGTTGTAGAAGACACCCTTTTCATAGGTCGGGGTGCCGGTGAAGACCATGGTCGCGTTGGTCGAGGCACCCATCGGGCCGATCGACTTGTTCACCATCTTCTCGTCGGCGCCCTGGCACTCGTCGATCAGGATCAGGTGGTAGGTGCGGCCTTCGATGGTGGCGCGGGGGTGACAGGTCTGCTTTCGCACCAGCGAGCCGGAGCGCTTGAGGGAGATGGAGCGGCCCTTGCCCTGCACGGTGTCGTCGATCTCGGGGTCGGCCATGATTTCCAGGGCGTGTTCACTGGTCAGGCGGGCCACGATGCGGCCGTACAGGTTGTCGGCCTGCTCCTCGACGGGAGCGAAGGCGCCGACCCACAGGCCTTCCTTGAACTTGCCCAGCAGGTCGGGGAAGATCTTCGCCAGCCTGGGGAACATGATCATGCAGGCGGCGACGGTGTTGGCCACGGTCTCGGACTTGCCGGACTGTCGGGCGAACAGCGCGGTGAGCGTCGCGCCATCGTTGATGATCAGCGACTCGATCAGGCGGGCCGCGAAGGGGCGCTGGTATCCGTAGAGCGGGTGGCCGGAGACCTCATCGACGATGAGGAGCATCTTCGCGACGATCTGGTCGACGAAGGCCTGGCTGGTCTGATCGAGCACCACTTCGGTGTCGAGCCGCGCCTGGCGCTCTTCTTCTGTCTCGTCGCTGACGTAATCGTCGTACTCGACGTCCTCCGCTGCAGACACAACTAACCCCGATCCCGGTTTTCTTCTCCGGAATCGAGGTTAGGTGTTTTCTGCTACGGGTTTATAATTACCGTTTCTTAGGCGTCTTCCTGATGTTTCGCAGCACAAGGATCTGCTGGACGCGCTGCCGGGTCATCCCGAACATCTCGCCCACCATCTCGTGGGTGTAGGCGCCCCTCTTGGACAGGTACACCGCTTCGATCAGCGCGTCGCGGGCCTCGGTGGAGGTCGCCGGGTAGTCCTGGGCGCAGTCGTCGTCGCAGTACACCTGTGTGTCCCGCTTGGCCACACCCAGGATCCTGCGGCAACCCCTGCAGCGGACGTCCACCAGTTCACGGAGCATTGCGTGCGCCTCCGCCGTTCTCGTGCCAGGCGCTCTCCAGCCCCTGCAGCACCTCGTCCAGCAGCCCGATCGGGAAGGTCATCCCCCTGCCGTACTCCTCCAGCGACGGCACGAACTCCCGCAGATCGGCGAACAGCCCGTCCTGCGGGCTCTGCACCGTCGAGACGTGGATCTCCTTGTCCGCCACGTACGCCACTCGCGCGTGGATCGTCCTCTGCTCGGCCAACACGTCCATAACTCCTCCAATTTTCACTACTACGACCCTACTCCTACGCAAGCAACTTGTCGAGAACGCTTGTCGAGCGTAGGGTGTCGAGTAGCCACAACGAAGAGCGTGGTCCCCATGTGCTGGGCACGGAAGCGGAGGTACCCTTCGCTTCATCCGGTCTGTGGGGGGCACGGGAAAAGGACCTCTCCGCTGCGGAGTACCGACTGGCCTACGTGGACGGAGAAGACCGATGGAAGACTGGAACCTGCAAAACGGCATACAGCGAGCGACCGGCTCCGAGGAGCTGGATGCCCTGCAGCAGCGCGAGCTGCGATCCGAGCAGATGCGGTTCTACCAGAACGCCAACGCCCCCGAGTGGCACGGCATCGGCGGCAGGCAAGGCATCAAGGAAGCCGCCATCGGCATCGGGATCCTTCTCGTCATCGGACTGATCTTCAAGTACGTGCTCGGCATCGGCTAGACCCCCGAACGACACAAGGCCCCACCGGCAGATGGACCGGTGGGGCCTTCGTCATGCAGAGACAGTTACACCCAGGCGTCACTATCTCTGCTTCACTGCGCGCGGCGGAGCTGCACGACGTTGTCCTGCGAGACCATCGCGGTCAAGAACGGCTTGCCCTTCATGGTCAGGTCCCTCCGCTTGCGCTCACTGGACAGCCCCAGGTACCTCTCGGTGGTGGCCATGTTCGAGTGGTGCAGCAACGCCGAGACCGTCCTCAGCGCCGCGTCGTAGCCCAGCTCGGTGGACATCGAGTCGAAGTACGCGCGGGCGACCGCCCGGCGCAGAGTGTGCGTCCCCTCGTAGCGGGTCGGCAGCCCCAGCGCCTCCAGCGCTCCCTTGACGATCTTCTCCGTGCGCTGCACCGGCCGGTCGGAGTGCCACACGTACGGCGTGCGCTCCAGCACCCGGCGCCCTGTCGTCTCGTCCACGTAGTTGCGGGCGATCAGGTTCCCCGACCGCGCCGGAAACAGGTAGTCCTCATCGCGCAGCGGACGGCCCAGGAGCTGCTGGTACTCGATCATCCACGCGCGCAGCTCCCTCTCCAGGTCGGCCGTCAGCGGCATCTCGTCCTCCTCCCGCGTCTTGATCACCGTGACGAACAGCTCCGAGCGCGCGAAGTCGACGTCCCCGACCTTCATGCCGGTGATCTCACTCGCCCGGCAGGCGGTGTTGATGGCGGTCGCCAGGTACGCACGGTGCATGCGGCACTGCGCCTGATCCAGCAGCATCAGCAGGATCGACGGGGCGGGCTGCTGCCGCTTACGACGGGGCTCCGGCAGCGCCTCCACGCCGCTGAGGTAGTTGTCCAGGTGCGTGTACCCCTCGGCCTTGCAGAAGGCGAAGAACACCTTCAGCCGCTTGCGGTATGCGTTGTGCGTGCCCGGCCCGACCGGCTCGCGCACAGGCTGCCCCTTGATGCGGGTGGTGTGGGAGTCCATCAGGCCGCCGGGGCCGTAGAAGAAGTCCCGCACGTTGTGGGAGGTGAGCTGCTCGAAGCTGGGGTCCTGCAGGTGCGCGGTGAATCGCGGCAGCAGCGTGCGGTCCACCCGCATGGTGTTGTCGGCCTTGCCGGAGCGCTGCCGGATGGCCAGGTATTTCGCGACGGCGCTGCTCAGTGCGATGCTCACGCGTCCTCCTCAGCGCCGGTGGTCAAACAGGATCTCGCCGTCAGAGAGCATTGATTCGATGTTCAGGTTCGCTGTCGCCAGACCTCCGAGACCTTGGCCACGCAGGGTGTCCGTGGCAACCACGAGATGCGGACGGAAGATGACCTCGCCGTGGACGAGCACGTGGCTGCGCTGGCTGCCGTAGCGGAACGGATGCTGCTGCACCCCGGGCAGCTTGGCCGCTCCCACGAAGCCGACCAGGCCCGGGTCAGCGGTGTCCTGGATGAACGCCCACCCTCCCGAGCGTCGGGCGTTCTCACCCAGCAGGAAGCGGATCTGCGCGTCGGTCTCGTCGTTGCTGAACATGTCGTCCTCCTGGAGTGGGGCTGGTGCGCCCACAGTACTCAGGACAAGTTATCTCCGCAACTAGCTTGCATGAACAGATGTAGCGGTATCTCTGAATCGGTACTACGATGCCGGTCATGACGAACCTCATCACAGCGCCACTCAGGACCCTGCCCCACAACCCAACGACCACCTGGGAACTGAAGCCCGGCCCGGTCAACCCCACCAACTACCGCAGGCTGCTGGAAATCCTCTTCGCCCCCGACACCGAGACCGAGGCCATCGACCCCGACCGGCTTCATACCCAGGCCGCCTGACGGCCGGGTCCCCAGAAGTTAAGATCGGGCAACGAAACGACCCCGCCAGAGTTTTGCGGCCATGGCGGGGTCGTCCTGGCCGATCACGAAGGGATCGACATGACGCAGCTTACTGCCCCACCCTCCTTCCAGATGCCACGCATCGAATCCTTGGTCAAGCGAGTCGCCCTGTACTGCCGCGTCTCCACCAAGGAGCAGGCCCTCGGCTACAGCATGGACGGCCAGGAAGCCGAAGGACTCGCGCACATCGACCGCGACCCCTACCTGCGCCTGTTCAAGGTCTACCGCGACCCCGGAGTCTCCGGCACCAAGGTCAGCCGCCCCGACCTCGACGAACTGCGCGAGGACATCCGCCGGGGCTTCATCGACGTCGTCCTAATCAAGGCCATTGACCGCATCGGCCGCTCCGAGCGCGTCCTGATGCCCTGGTTCTGGATGCTGGAAGAGGCCGGTGTCCACACCATCTCCCTCACCCAGCAGATCGACACCACCTCGGGCAACGGCAAGTTCACCCTGAGCATCTTCATCGCCATGGCCCAGGCCGAGTGGAACGCCATCCGCCAGCGCACCGTCGATGGACTCAACGCCAAGGCAGCGCAAGGCGGATGGGTCTGCGGCGTCCCGCCCTACGGATACACCCTCGAAGGACGCGGCCAGCGCGGCGGATCCCGCGTCGTGCCCTACCAGCCGGAAATCAAGATCCTGCTCAAGGCCGCCGACTACCTTCTCGTCAAGGGCTACTCCCCCGAACGCGCCGCAGCCGCCCTCAACGCTGACGGCTACCTCACCCGCAGCGGAGTCCCCTGGACCGGCGCCAACCTCAAGCTCCGCATCATGGCCATCCTCGACCAGTACGTCACCTTCCGGAACATCGAGGTGCGCAAGGGCACCCCCGTTCAGGTCGGCCCCGACGGAACGCCGAAGTTCGGCCCCGCCCAGAAGATCTCGCTGCCGCCGATCCTTCCGCAGACCACCCGCGACGGCCTCAAAGCCTACTTCTCCACCCGCACCCGCCCGCGCGGAAACCGCGAGCACCTGTACTACCTTTCCGGGCGCATCATCGGAACCTGCACCGGCCGCCTGGTCGGAAAGCGCCGCACCACCACCGAGACGTGGATGTACGGCTGCGAAGGCCACGGAGAGGGGCGCCGAAAGAGCACCAAGGGGTGCAAGGCCTACCGCGCCGAGCTGCTCGAAGCGCACGTCTGGAAAGGCGTCGTCTCGATCCTCAGCAACAGGGCCATGCTCGAAAAGGCGGCCGACGACTGGATCGGCACCCTACCCGTCAACGGCGACGACTACCGCGACCGAATCAACGAACTCGACCGCAAGCTCGCCGACAATGAGCGCATTCGCACCCAGACGCTCGTGCAGTACGCAACCGCCGGAGTCGACCCCGTCGTCGTGAAAGCCGCACAGGACAAGTTCGAGGACGACGCCAGGGAACTCCAGTCCCAGCGCGCCATTGCGCAAACGCTGCTGTCGGAACTGGAAACAGCCCTCGACCGCCGCGCCCAGATCGTGGCTCTCGCGGAGCTTTCCCCCGACCGGCTGCTGCGCCTGGCGCCCCACGTCCGCGCACAGGTCGTCGAAATGCTCGACCTGCAAATCGAGATCACGGCCGATGCCAAGCACATGCGGCTGGCCCACCCCTGCAAGATCGAGGCGTACTTCCGCGAGCACGGAAAGCTGGTGCCCGACACGCTCACCAACGAGCAGTGGGACAAGCTGGTGGCCGCTGTCCCCGCACTGTCTCCGCACAACCGCAAGATCTCTCTGCGCAAGGTGCTGGAGGCGGGCTTCCACAAGGTCCGCGAGAACCTGCGCTGGAAGCAGCTCCCGGCCGCCTACGGCTCGGAGGTGTCCCTGCGGGCGGTCTGGCTGGAGTGGCTGAACGGCGGCGTCCTGGACAGCGTTGTGGAGGCGCTGGGGCAGTACCCGGGCACACCGGTGGAGGACCGCGAGCTGCCGGAGATGAGGGTCACGGGCGTGCTGGAGGGGACGCTGGCCACGATGATGGGTCAGACGGCAGTCAACAACCTGCTTGCACCTACTGCGACAGTCTCCTCGGAGGCAATTCAGGAACGTGCAAGCACATCGGTAACGCGCTCTGTCCCGCGATTCTCTTTGGTTCTGGACCGCCTGGCGGCCTAGTATCGCAGTCCGGTCGGCGCCGGGTGGTGCCTTCTCTCCTGACTCCAGGAGGGGAGGCACCTCGTCGTTCAGCCCTCGCGGCGAATGAGGACGTCGAGCACGCCCAGCAGGCCCTGTGCGCCGCTGCGGGCCTCCAGCAGGCTCTCCGGGGTTGCCTGCTTGCGGTAGTCGTCCAGGGCCTTGGCCAGGCCGCTGCCGACGCTGTCGGCCCAGTCGAGGACGTCGACCGTGGGCAGCCGGTCCAGCCGCTTGGCCGCCTTGGCTCGGGTGGGGTCGGTCGGAGTGGCCGCGCCGTCAGCGCCCTGCCACAGTCCCTTCAGAAAAGCCCAAGCGCGCACAGGACCTCGTACTCCTCGTCTACGTCGTTCGTGTTGTCGGCCACGACCCGGCGGGTCGCTTCCTTCTCTTCCTCGGTGTTCTCAGAGGTAGGCACTGAGGGTTTCCTCCGATACCTCGTCGAAACGCTTGGTGTCCCGGATGACCTCGGTGGAGAGGGCATTGCCGTATCCCTGGAGCGCGACGTAGAGTGCGTCGCTTTCCGTCCGGCCGGTTAGGCGCCAGCGGCCGAAGACGAGACCCTTCCCGGGCCATATCTTGATGATGAGGGAGCGGGCGTGCCGATAGGGCGGCTCGATCTCGTCGGTTGGCGCTTGATGGATGAGCGGGGATCCGGGTGCGAGGTTTATGGGGTGTACGAAAAAGACCCCGATGTCATGAGTATTGGGCATGACATGGAGCCTATTCGCCTGGCCGCGCGCTTTGGTAAATCAGGAGACGCCGGTGGGTTCGTCGAGGTCGTGTTCTGGTGCATAGGCGAAGTTGTTGAGGGTGCGGTTGATGGCCCGGCCTGGGCTCTTTACTCGCTTGAAGTTCCGCCAGACGTTCGGCGGGACGTTGTAGTAGCCGTAGACCTGTCCGTTGCGGAATCGCACCCGTAGCGTCTGAGAATCCCTGTCGTAGCCTGCGGCAAGGGTTCTCGGGCGCGGCGGATTGATCGAGGGGGTCGGCTGGTAGGGGAGCAGGTCGAAGTCGTCGCCGTCCCGGGCCAGTTGAATGGCGGCGGCGAGTTCCTGGGACATGACGCGGCGGGAGCCTGCTCGGGCTGGGGTGTTGGGGGCGCTGGCGGGGGGCTGTGGGGGCGGTGTGGAGCCTCCGAGCATGATGCGGTCGTAGGCGTTGCCTGCGCGTCCGTTGGTGCCTGCTGTGTTGACCCTGGGGATCTCAGGGCCGCCTCGTCGGCGTGTTGCCACTTGGGTCTCCTTACAAAAACGGCCCCGTCCGGGTGGAGGGGGCCGTCGGTCCGGGTGATCAGTCCCGGGGTGGATCAGGCGGGGACGTTGGCCACGGTGGAAGCGGTCGCCGGGGCGTTGGTGGCGCCGGGGGCGGTCGCGGTGCCCGCGTTGCGGGTGCCTTCGTAGGTGGCGGTGCCGGTCAGGCGGTCGTCGGCCTCGGGGCCACCGGGGTGTGCGGCTGCCTCCTCCGGGGTCAGGACGACCAGTCCGGCGTTGGAGGTCGCCGGGTCGATGCCGATGGCGCGCTGGGCGGCGGGGTCGGGCAACTGGGCGTGGACGAAGACCTGGCCGGGGATGGCGTCCACGTTCTCGTACTTGGTCTCGTGCTGTACGGTCCAGCCGAGGTTGGGGTGGTCCCAGTCGGACGAGCGGCCGGGGACGACGTCGGGCAGGGCGGCCGGGGTCTCGCCGACCGGGGCCTCGGTGTTCTTTGCAGCAGCCACTGTGGTTCCTCTTCTTGTGGGTTACCGGTTTTGCTGGACTGTCCAGCCCGGCTCTTGTACCGGACCCTCTTCGTCCTCTTCACGATTATGAGGGCAGTCAGGTCCGGAATAGACATGCTGACCCTCTTGGAAGATGCAACTCGACACGTACATGGGTGTTCTCCTACAGGGAACTGCCTGCCTCGGTATTCGAGCCTAGCGGCATTCCTCCGGGGGTTTCCCATGGCTGGCTTCCGGCGAATTGGTCGGCGGAGAGCACGGAGTCGCGGAGTGGGGCGCCTGCGATGGTGAAGGCGTAGCCTCCGGCGTAGGCGTCGCCGGTGGCGGGGATGGGTTCAGGCGTCTTGTTCACGGTTGCCTTCTCGGGCGGCGTCGAACCCGGAGCGCAGGCGGGTGAGGCGGGTCTTGTAGGTGCGCAGGACGGCCATGTGCTCGCAGGCCGTTTCGACGAGTTCGCCGACTTCGGCGACGCAGCGGTCGAGGAGGTCTTCGATGTCGGCGATGTCGTCGTGGTCGCGTGTCTGGGGAAGCAGTGGCATCACGAACTCCTCCGTCTGCGCGGCCGTGGGGTTCCGTCGCTCTGGAAGATGTCCAGGACGTCTTCGAGGACGTCGGTGACGGTTGCCTGGACGGCGATGCTGTCGCGGGTGGCCTGGACGAGGTCGCGGGCTGTGGTGACCATCTGTTCGGCGAGGGGTACGACGC